AGCTGGCCGGTCCCAAAGGGTTACTTGGTGAGGCGGGCAACTTTGATTGCTAGGGCATGGGCCTTGGTCCGATACCATTCAAGTTGGCGCTGTATCTCGGTCTTATCGGCCTTGATCTCGTCGATCTCAGCCTTGTGCTGGAGGTAGGTCATGGTTACTCCTTGATCCAGGGTAGGGCTTGATTGCCCAGGACAACACCCCACCCCGAAGGGTGAGGCGCTGCCCTTGGCCTCAAGTGGTTGGGATTAGAGGCTGGCCAACTTGGCCAGGTCGATGTTGCTGGCCTTGGCCATGTCGATGATGGCCTGTTCCAGGGCAGTCAGCTCAACCGGCACCTCAGCGGAGCTGACCATGGCGTAAGCCTCAGCCTTCGGCTCAACAGCAACCACCATGGCTTTGCCGAACTTGAGGCAGGCCTTGTGGCCTTCGGCGGCCCAATGCTTCCGAGCGTTGTAGCCCTTTGGGCGCTTCTTGCCAGCGTCTTTGGCGATGTTGAACTTGAGCACCAGAGCAGCTTCGCTGCTGCGGTAGAACCTGTAGGCTGTGCGAAGCACAGCGATGTCGCGGTTGGTTGCCTTCGGCAACACGTTGGCGATGAAGTCTTTGACCTTGATCTTGCCAAGGGTTACCGGAATACCAGCAATAGTCACATCAACGTATGGCATAGTAGTCTCCTAGATCGGAGTGAAACGCGGCTCGACGAACCGCTGTCGGATCAATGCTTTCCGCCTTTCTTTGAAAGGGGTGAATGAAGCTGGCCAGCCCTGGACGACATGATCTTCTTGGTGTGTTGTAGTGATTAGTGAGTAGTCTCTAAGGGTAATTACTAGCTTGTTTCTCCAGTGTTTTTCTAAGCGTTCCCATAGTATTCTCCCTTCTTAGGAGGCTACTTCCTAGCTATTTCAAGGTCTTATGATGATTTCTTCTGGGGGCTGTGACAAATTCCCCCCTACGGTGGCGACAGGGGGGGGCGGGGTAAGCACCCCGCCGACGCAGTCGCGGCACCCTATGTCCACCACCCCTATACCCGACAGTAAAAAAATAAAACATTCCGAAAGGTTAGATAACTAATGGCAAGTAATAAAAAACAAAAAAGAATAGGAAAAGCCCGTAACTCTCCACTGCCACCAGTAACTATTCAAGAACTTGATAATATTGATAGATCATTACTTAAAGTAGTCAAAGAAGGTTTCCGCCGTATCAACGACGTTATGGACGGAAAAATTACCTGGTCTACGGTTCAGTTCCGAATATTTCAGACTTGCCTTAATAAAATCCGCCCAGACCTTAAATCCACACACCATCTAATCGACGATCAGCGCAAGCCGGTCGACGAGATGTCCCGCGAGGAAGTCTTCGCCCACCTGGCCCGATTGAAGGAGGAGGAAGCAGCCGTCGAGGACGCCAAACTCATCGCAGCCGAGGACGCCAAGGCCCCGCCCATCGACGTAGAATTTGAAGAAATCGCACCCTCAGTTGGAGTGTCCCTCAATGAAAACTAGCATCCCCCGCCTCCGCTCCGTCACTTTCAAGGATGGCCGCGCCCGCATTACCATCATCCATAATAACGCTTCCGGCCCCTGCCCCATCCTCCTCATGGCACACAAACACTCAAAAGCCCTCACTGGCGATCTGGCCGGGTTCGCCATTGTGTCTTGGCGCAGTGACGGCTCCTACATAGCCAAAATCCACTGCCCCACAGTGGTCCCTGTCGCTTATGTCCAAGTACCCGATTACGTCCGCGCCGTTCTAACCCGCGACATAATCGAGCACGACACCTTCGACGCCATCAATGAAGCCAACGGCTATTACGAGGAACCTGACGATGCCAGCTAATGCCACCAACCTAGACGTAGCCAAACGCGCAGCCGCGATCCTCGACGCCTCCTCCTCATTCCTTGGCTTCTTCCGCTCCCTTAACCCAACCTTCGACATCCCGCCCTTCCAGCTCGAATTTATCGACGTCCTCAACAAGCTCGAAAACGGCACCCTCGGCAAGCGCCGCCTCCTCATCACCATGCCCCCCCGCCATGGCAAGTCCTCCATAGCCACTATCCACTTCCCGGCCTACTACATCGCCAAGAAGCCAAACCGCGAAGTCCTCTCCACCTCCTACAACGCCGAACTCTCCAAGACCTTCGGACGCCAAGTCCGCAACTTGGCCGCCGAACCCCTAATCCACCAAGCCTACCCAGACTTTGAAATCTCCAAGGAAGCATCCGCAGCAGACGACTGGATGACCACCGCCAATGGCCGCTACTTCGCCACTGGCATCGGCGGCGGCACCCCTGGCCGTGCAGCCAATCTTCTCCTGGTCGATGACCCCATCAAGGCCCGCAGGGAAGCCGAATCGGCAACGTACCGAAATCACTTCTGGAGCTACTACATCTCAGCTCTCCTCAACCGCAAACAGCCCGAAGTGGACGGCACCCTGCCCATTGAAATAATGATCCTCACCCGCTGGCACCCCGACGACCCCGCTGGCCGCATAATGGAAACCGAAGACTGGAAGGACGGCGACTGGTATCACCTAAACTTCGACGCCTACCAAGAACGAAAAACCGACGCCAAAATCTCCCGTACCGCCCTTCCCAAGGACGACCCCGACTGGCTTCCTTCTGGCGGCCTCCGCAACATCAGCCCCGGCAAGCGCCACGTCAACCGCATGGTCAGGGACGCCCTGTGGCCAGCAAGGTTCCCCCTGGCAGAACTCAACAAGATTGAACGCCGAGACCTCCGCGAGTTCACCGCCCTCTACCGCCAGCAGCCCTACATCCAGGGCGGCAACATGATTAAAGCCTCGTGGTTCCAAGCCGCCGACAAGGACGCCTCCATAGTCGCCTCCATCGTCTCTGCCGACACCGCCTTCAAAAAAACCGAACAGGCCGACTATTCCGTCCTCATGCACATGGGCCTCACCGCCTCTGGCGACATCTACATCCTCGACGTCCTCCGCAAGAAGCTGGACTTTCCAGAATTGAAGCGCGTCGCAATAACCTACAATGCCCGCCACCGTGGCTCCGGCCTACGCGGCTTCTACATCGAAGACAAAGCCTCCGGCCAATCCCTCATCCAAGAACTCCGCAACGAATCCGGCATCGCCGTGATCCCCTACAAACCTGGCTCTCTCGACAAGGTCACCCGCGCCTCAGTCGTCATGCCCCTCATCGAGGGCGGCAGGGTCTTCCTTCCCCTCGAAGCCCCCTGGCTCGACGACTTCATCCACGAAATAGAGACCTTCCCCGCTGGCACCCACGACGACCAAGTAGACGCCCTCACCATGGGCCTCGACATCCTCTCCAAGATGGGCGCAGCACTTGGCCCGTCCGCATGGAGTTCCTCTCTAGCCTCCAACCCTCACGCCCTAATAAAATCCTCTCTAGCCGCCCAGTACCAAGGCGACTCCCTCACCACCACGCTCCTCTCCTCCCGCTGGGGCGAGTAGGGACGACGACTTTCAGGCCAGGCCCTATAACCAAGAATACAGCACCAAACACTTCTAGCCGGAGAACAACCCATGGCCCTCCCCGATTTCCTCTACGCCTGCGATGGTAACGGCCACACCGATGGCGCACTCCGCCCCGACACTGGCTCCGTTGTCACAGTAGCCTCCGGCGCGTCCTCCGCGTCCTCCGCCGCCCTCTCCCACGACCTGGTCGAGGTCACGGCCACCCTGGACTGCTACATCGCCATTGGCTCCGCCCCCACAGCCTCGGCCACCACCATGTACCTTCCCGCCAGCCTCCCACGCCTCTTCCACATCCTCAACGGTACAGACAAGATCGCCGCCATCAAGAAGTCATCTGACGGCGTCGTCCACATCGTTCCGATGAAGTAGGCGGTCGCCATGATAAATGATTTTGAAAGAGACCTCCGTGGAGCCTTCGGTTGGATTGTCGTCTCCTTTGTCGTTGCTGTCGTCGCCACCATCTCCGGCGTCATCTTTTTAATCTGCTCGGTCTTTTAGCCGTGAACTACCGCACCGTCCTCGCCTCTTCTCACCAAGAGGTTATCGTCGACCTCTC